GCGCCGAACGATTCAAGGGCCATCGTGAGGCCAATGCCGCGCCGGGCAAGGTTGATAACGGAGTATCCCTGAATTCCGTCGAAGCCGGGGCCGGGAATATGGAGCATTTTGTCTCTGGAAAGCGTGACGTTTTCGCCCTTGTCCATGCGGATTTCGTAGGACAGGGCGCCATCTTCCCACCTGATCTTGACCCGGTTGGGAGTGATCGGCCACAGGGCAGCCACGTTGCCGTATCCGTCGCGGACGATCTCAGCATACCCATTCCCCCACAGGAGAATGTGCCCCATCATGACCTCTCGGAATATCTGGGCCGTCATATACTCGTTGGCCTGCCGATAGAGCACGGCATGAGCCGATAAATTCTCCTGAATGGCGGTGGTGTTGCCCTTTTTGCTAAGTAGATGGAGGGGAAGAGTCGAGACAGTCCCGGCGATGAGCGTCACTGCGTTGTAAATCGGGGAAGAGGTGAGGGCGGTGTATTCGTCCACATGTTCGCCAGACGGGGATATTGACCCGCGCAACGCCCAGGGAGACTCGTTCCACGCCTTCGGATCGGTCACAGATAGGTTAAAAAACCTCTTAATCGCTTCAAAAATACCCAAAAAGTCGCCCTTCCCGCAGAATCGCAACCGTGAATATGGATGTAATGATTCCCGGTAGCACTATTCTAATGGGCGTAATACTGACAAAGAATGACAAAAGGCGACAAAAAGCGACAATGTACGACAATCAACCAATTCGGCGGGGTCACCGATATGGTTTTGAGGTGGGGATCAATTCGGTGGGATCAACAAAATGATATTTTTTTGCATCAAAAACGCAATGCAAACGCAATTAATTTAAATTCGCTTGTGATTTCGGCTGGTTGTATTGCGGTAAATTATTTTTATTTTATTTCGTTTTTCGCTTGACATCATTGTTAGCATTGTATATATTGGAATCACGATGAGGGGCGAAACGCAACCAACAAAAAAGGAGCATAAGATGGAAATTTACAAAGATGAAAAAAGGGTGGCGAGTTGGGAACCGGGAATCGTTGGAATTTATTCAAAAACCACTAAAAAAGCCATGCCGGTGATGCAGGTTCATGCGCTTGTCGTCAGCAACAAAATAAATACGGCTACCACGGCGGCGCTTAGGAAAATGGGGGAAAACCCTACTAATTGGAGGGTAATTTATCGATTTGGCAAGGCCGATGTTGTCCTCCCGGCCAATGTTGCCGAAATCATCTACAAGGAAGCCAATCGGCTAGAATCCGAACATAGGGCTAAATGCGAAGAAATCGCAAACCGACCGGAAAACCAAGAGCGGCAAGCGATCCGCGATCTTTTTGCAAAAGCGGAAAGAATCGCCCGATCCGACAGCGAGGACAATGTGTGGCTCCCGGCAAAACTCCGCGCGGATGCTCGCGCGAAGTTGGCCGCATGGTTAGAGAAATATCCGGAAGCGGCAAAGAAGGAAGAGGCCGCGAAGATGATGGCCGAAGCCGCGGATCTCAGATCGAAAGCCTCCGGAGCGCTCTTTTACGATGCCGATGGATTGCTTAGCCACGAAGATCAACAAAAGCGGCACGATGATTTCATAAAAGAAGCCGAGGCGTTGGAAGCCAAAGCACGAAGCGCAATAGGGCGGGAATAAACCAAAAAAACAAGGATGAAAAGATGGAACTATCGTACACGGATATTTTGACAGGAAAAAACGAGAGGACGAAAGCAAGAATTACGACCAATCACCCGGCATCAAGTTATGGGCAGCCGGTTGTCGTCTTGCCGGATGGAGGTGCGCTTGACGGCCAATCGTGGGTGTTGCTGGGTTATCAGGTAGTAAAAATATCAAAAACAGAGGCCCCCAAGATGCAGAAGTGGATCGAAAACCTTAATGCGATGATAGGTGGATCAATGGGGGAAAAAGAACAAAACAAGACCGTCACCATCATGCTCCGGGGCGTCCCGGAAACTCTCCGCCGGGCCGTGAAGGCTAAGGCCGCAGCGGATGGGAAATCGATGCAGGCCGCCGCCATCGAATTGATGCGGCGATGGGTAGAGGAAAAATAAACCGACGGGGCGGTCCATGCCGCCCTCATTCCGCATTAGGCGGGATTGGTTGTCTTTTTTTCACAAAATCGCCATTCGTTCAGCTTCGCGGGCGTGGTAATCGGATGCCCCGCAGGGTCGTAGTGGATCGGCAGGCCTCGTTCCAGGTGGTAGCGTTTCGCGGTCCTTTCGGACACTTTCAGATAGCTGGCTATAAGGCCCCATCGGTCGAGCACGGTATCATCCTTCAAAATGCCATTCCTCCTAATCAAAATGCCATTGATTTCAAAATTTCGTCCTTGGAAATGTTTTCGTAGGCCGATTTCTTGTTTCTTGCCTCCGGGTTCATCGCCATCAGTGCAACACAGTTGAATGTCGCCATCAATGGATCGATCTTCCCGGTCCCGCTGGCCTGCTTCGTGATCGATATCGCGTTCCCCTTCGGCTCTACACGGGCATTCCCGACACACCAGTTCATAAGCGCCTGCCCGCCGTGGATCAGGGTCTTTTCTGCCACCTTGCGCTCGGTGGTTTTGATCGCGCCATTGAGCCGCCAGCCCTGGGGAATCCCGACAATCCTGTCATGCTCAATCGCGCCATTCCCGTTTTCGTCTCCGCATTCGATTTCATCGACAATCGAGCCGATGCCTGCCTGGTCAACGCCGATCCGGTCAAGCAGGCCGGACGCATCGCACTGCCTGACGATCTCTCCAGCCTGAAGAATATCCTGTCCGATCTCCTTCACCACGACCAGATCGCCGTCTTTTTCAAAATCCCTGTATTTCGACGCCTCTGACTTCCGGCGCTGGATGGCAATAGGATTGCACCAGGCCCGCGTCCATAACAGCCAATTTCCGGTTTCGGCATCGCGCCCAAGCACCGCCAGCCCGAGAAGGTCATCCAGCCCGCCGCCGTCGATCCCGACCACGACCACCTCGGACTTCTCAAGGATCAGTTCGAGCGTGACCTTGCCGGCGGCATCCTCCCAGAAGTCAGCCCCGGCCCATCGCTGAGTCTTGAGGGATAGGCCCATTTCGACATTCAGGTGTTTGGCAAGAAAGCCCTGCATGGATTCATGTCCGGCTGATTCGGCCTTCTTGAATTCGCGAATGATGAATTGCTCATCGACTGACGCGCCAAGATTCGGGTTTGTCACGTAGAAGTATTTTGGGTCGAGGTGTTTTTTTTCTTTCAGAATCGACTCTGGAAATTCGTAGATCACCGGCAGGAAGTTGGGATCATCTATCGTTCCATCCCGGACGCCGCGGGCATAGTCCAGTTTCTGCTTGAAGATCCCCGCCGGCGCTTCGTCGGATTGAGTTGAGAGGTAGATAACGAATCCCTCCGGCCGGGAAGCCAGACCGCCGCAAGCCTCACGGAACATATTCTCGGCGTTGTTCCGTTTGCCGAATAACCAGGCCTCGTCGATCAGGATTCCGGTTGCCTTTTTGCCGCCCACTGTTTCGTTGTCGGCGGCAACCACCTTCAATGTTGCGCCTGTTGCCCTGTGTGTAATCTGCCGATAATGCTCCTGGACGTGCATCAGGTCGGAAAGCTCATCGTCCGCCTTCACCATGTCTCGGGCGGGATAGAATGAGTTGTTGGCAATCTCAACCGTTGGCGCGATGATGAGAAATTCGGCCGATTCGCGCCAGTTGCGGATTAGAGCCGTCATCATGATGGCCGCCGCTCCGGTCGATTTTGAGTTCTTTTTGCTGATAAGCAGAAAGAATTCAGATATCAGCCGCCGCCCGGCATCGGCATCATAGGCCCCGAAGATTGAGCCCACAAAATCGAACAGCCATTGACGGCCCGCCTCTCCGAGTGTCGGGCGGCCAAGCACATCAACAAGGCGAAGTTCCTTGAAGATGGCAAGCGCGGCGTCTGCCTCTTCGGGGAATAGCGGCGACATTGGGATAAGTGATTCCCTTGCAATTACCCGGCGCTCCCAATCAAGGCATGAGGTAGTCCAACTCATTAAGTTTCCCATTTTGGCTTGACTCTGCTTTTATCAACACAGTAAAAATGTTCCCCAATCACACTTCTATCCGTTCCGTATTTATCAATCACCACGGGACACAAACCACACGGTTTCTTACCGCCATTCTTGATAGCCACCCAATACGTTTGGTTATTTCTTTTTATCTCCGATACAATCAAGAAAACATAATAATAACAATCCGGCTCACCTGTTAATTGAAACTCCCAACATTCTCCTACCTGAAAATTAAATATTCTTTTCTTTTTCATTGATATTTTCCCTCCTTTCACGGGTTGACCAGCTCATGTTATCTCACCACCTGAAGCGGCGCTTTGCCTTGAGCAAACTTCCCGGCGCCTGCCTTTTTCGCCCGGTCTGCTTTCTCCTGCTTCTTGCCTGCCGACTCTCCGGCCCGCGAGTGAATGTACGGAGCCGCAGCAATCGCCATACGCGCCCGCATATCCGGGTCTTCGCTTTCGTCGTTCATGACACTGAGCATGTAAGCCAGAGGATCGAGCTTTTTACCGCGCTTCGATTTTGTCGGCTTTTTCTCTGTGCCCTCGGCGGCCAGTTCGGCCCCGAGTTTTGTCATCGCCCTCTGTTCGGCCACGGTCAGTTTTTCGCCTTTGGACACGCGGATCAAAAACTCCTGATAGAACCTGGCCTTGGCTTTTGCGCCAAGACTCAGCATTTGTTTGATTTTCTCGGCGTCTGTTTGGTTGGGTTTTGCTTTTTCAGAAGGCTTTGCCTTGCCCTTCGCTCCCTTCGGCCTTCCGGCCCCTGGTCGATATCCTCCTCTTGCCATAGATTTTTCCTTTCGGTGCTATTGATTTTTTATTCATACGGGAAATTAATTTTGCGAATGAC